TTACGCAAAGCAGGTGGCCTTGTATTTCCTTATACTCCGACTATAACAATTAATCATCAAGCAAATTATGTAGATCAGCCAATCACACATCAAAACTATCAATTTGTTGCCTATCAATACAGTAAAGTCAGTGACATACAAATTGTAGGTGACTTTGTAGTAGAAAATGCTGAACAAGCACAATATTGGTTATCGGCAGTACATTTTTTAAGAAGCGTGACCAAAATGTACACAGGAGAGGATGAAAATACAGCAGGTAATCCACCCCCTCTAATGGTATTTAACGCCTACGGTGATTATGTTTTTAGAAATATACCCGTTGTCGTAAAAGGGTTCAGTGTAACTTTGCCTAAAGAAGTTGATTATATCACTACAAAAATAACAGAACTTCCCAAACCAAGAACTGGTAGCGGAGACAGTGGAGCAGGTCCCTTAGGATCCTTAGGTACAGCAGCATCATTATTATCAGGAGTAGCCAGTGCTATAGGACAGACTAAAGCAGCAGGGGCATTGAACGCTGTGAATACTGTAAGTAACTTATTAAACGGTTCTAGTCAAGCACGTAGTTTTAGAGGATCAATAAGTCCCTTAGGCAAGAGCACAGAAAATGATAGTCATGTACCTACTCAAAGTTCATTCACTGTTACAATTATGCCTGTGTATAGTAGGACCAAAGTTAGAGAATTCAGTTTAGCCAAGTTTGTTCAAGGCAATTATGTAAAGGATGGGTACCTATAATGGCAGCAAAATACAATAGTTCTAGTCCTTGGTACAATACTCCAATTACCAAAGAGCAACTTGGTATATTAAGTATTAGACCTGTAAGTGCCGAACCAGATGATTTTTTATACACAATTGAAAGTCAATATGCCTACAGACCTGATCTACTGGCATACGATCTATATAATGATCATAGACTATGGTGGGTATTCATACAACGTAATCTAGACGTAATACAAGATCCAATTTTTGATTTTGTATCAGGTTTACAAATATATCTACCCAAACCTGATAGCCTAAGAAAAGTATTAGGAACCTAATATGGGAATATCATTTAAGGACGTAGCCAAAGCAGCAGTGGCTACAGCGGCATTAGGAGCAGCACAAAAAGTTCTTAGTGGAGCAAGTCCAGCAGCCGGTATTCAATCAGCCATTAATCAGGCAACTGGTGCTCTTAATAGCATAGGACAAAATTTAAATAATGCTGTAAATGGCAAACTAGGTTTACCAGGAGTTCCAAATATAAGTGGATTTAGTCCTGGTGAGGCAAGTTCAGGTAATACTACAAATGTCATATATCCTAATATAGGGGATGAAGATGGAGTAGTCATGCCCATAGGACCTCCGTTTCCAAATGAACTACATGATTATGCTAGTTATAATTGTATTTGGACCATGAGTGGACTAAGCAGGGCGCATATTAATTTTCCAGATGATAGTTATAGAAAAGGTGTACTTGGACCTATAATTTTTAAGGCAGGTAGCGGAAATCCTAATGATAGAATAAGTTTGAGTCAATATACTAGCCCAGCTAATCCATCAGGCAAGTATGATTTCTTTATGGAAAATGTAAGAATAACTGGTATGACTGGACTAGATAAAAACACAGGTAATACTAATAGCACTGGTCTAAGTTTCACCGTAGTGGAACCTTACAGTATAGGATTATTTTTTCAATCATTACAGGTTTGTGCTGCACAATTAAATTATAAAAATTGGGTAGAAATGCCTGTGCTGTTGAAGTTAGAATTTATCGGACATGAAAATCCCACATTTCAAAACTGGAAAAGCATAAGAACCAAATATTTTCCTATTAAGATCATGCAGATGCAGATGAAGGTAACAGATCGTGGTAGTACTTATGATTGTACTGCTATACCTTGGAATGAACGTGCCTACAGCAAAGCCACAAGTAGTATTAAAAATGATATAACATGTACAGGAAGAACTGTACAAGAAATGTTACAAAAAGGTCCTAAGAGTTTTCAAAGTGTAGTGAATGATGCATTGGCAGCACAGGCTATTGCAGCCTCACAAGGAAAAGAACCTATCATTCCAGATAGGGTACTAATTTTGTTCCCCAAAGATACTAAAAGTGGAACTGGTGAACCACAATCAGATGATAGTAGCAACCCAACTGGAGCAACAACTAATGGCAATAAAGGAACTAATAATCAAAATGATAGAGGTGTTGCCGAAAGATTAGGAGTTGAACTTGAAGGAATTAATTTTATACAAAACTCTAATGTAAGTCCTATTGGTCTTGCTGACATGGGATTTATTGATCAAAGAAAAACTGAAGCAACATTTGGTAAAGATAACGCTGTATGGGACGCTGATAAAAAAGTTTTCGTTCGAGGTGATATAACCATATCAAATAAAGAAGGTCAAGCAACATTCAAACAAGGAACCAGTATACCTAATGTAATTAATCAAGTTATACTGAGTAGTGATTATGGTAGGCAGGCATTATTGCCTGAAAACTTTGATGAAAAAGGGTTCGTAAACTGGTGGAGAATTGATACTCAAATGTACATGTTAGATGGTGAATCTAATATGACACAAACAGGTAAGTATCCATATCTCACTGTATATAGAGTAATACCACATAAGGTTCATCATAGTAGATTTATTCAAACTGATCAACAGGCAAAATCAGGAGAAATTAAAAAAACTGCTATAAAAAGATATGACTATATCTATACAAGTAAAAATTTAGACATACTAGATTTTCAAATTAATTTTAATGCAGGATTTTACACATCACTAGCAGCAGACAGTGGAAGATTCAATAAGGATATTGTAAACAGAAGTCAGCAGGCCAGTGACAGCACAGGCAGTAAACCTATTGTGGAAAATGGAAAATTAAGTAATATGCGTGTGGACTCCAACGGCAATAAGTATGATGCTAGTTCAGAATATGCATCTGGCAAATATGGTAATGCAAGAGCAGGAGACACAGTGCAACAATTAGTACAAATTAGAAATGATGAACTTGATATAGGTGCTAATCAAGGTGGTGCTAATGGATCTGATCCTGGCACCATTGCTGCTAGGCAGTTTCATAAGGCTATAAACAGTGCAGCAGACATGGTACAACTTACTATGAAAATATTAGGAGATCCATTTTATTTAGGTGACAGTGGATTAGGTAACTATACAGCACAGGCATCAAATGTAGATGGAGTTACTGCTGATTGGGCTATTAATTATCAAAGAGGCGAAGTGTATATTGACATAAATTTTAAAAATCCTATAGATATTAACTACAGATCAGGATATTACGATTTTCCTAGTGGGGATGAAGTCCCTATTTTCAGTGGTTTATATCGTGTGTTTAAAGTTGAGAGTACTTTTGATAAAGGTGTTTTTACACAAACTTTAGATCTACAACGTATGCCAGGACAAACCAAAGAAGGTGGTCCAAAAGGCAAACCAAATACTGCTGGCTATGACATGATTAATGAATTTAAGCCAGGTGAAGATATCGTTGGAATACCATATGATGATGAAGATGCAGGGGAGTGGACCTAATGCCTGAAGAGTCACGTGCCCCGATAGAAAGTAAAAGTTCAGACACAGGCCCGTATCTGGCCAAAGTTGTTAGTCATCTAGATCCCAAGTATATGGGAAGTTTAGAAGTACAATTACTTAAACAAGTAGGTAATGCTCCTAAGAAAGAAGGACAGTTATATATTGTAAAATATGCTAGCCCATTTTGGGGACAAACTGGCTTTGAATTTAATTCAGAAGAAAACACCTACGATGGTACACAAAAAACTTATGGCATGTGGATGATTCCACCTGATGTTGGTTCTACAGTTATTGTAATTTTTATAGATGGTGACCCAAAACAGGGTTATTGGATCGCTTGTACACAAGATTTAGATATGAATCATATGGTACCTGGACATGCTAGTACTAGTTTTCATGTCGATGGAGAAGAAGAACGTGTACCAGTAGCGGAATATAATAAAAAAGTAGAGCAAGTTTTACCAAAAGATACTACTAAAGTTAAAAAACCACAGCACAAATATTTTGTAGAAGTACTAAAAGAACAAGGTTTAATCAAAGATGATACTAGAGGTATAACAACAACTAGTGCTAGACGTGAAGTGCCCAGTATGGTCTTTGGTATTAATACACCTGGCCCTATAGATAAAGATGGTCCAACAGGTAAAGTAGGTAAGGCTGAACATGAAATTACTGGCGCTCCTATTAGTAGATTAGGTGGCAGTAGTTTTGTCATGGATGATGGTGATGACAAGTTTGAGCGCAAAACTAAAGCACACGAAGGCCCACCAGATTATGCCACAGTAGAAGATGGTGAAAAGGGCGATAACAAAATACCTCACAATGAACTCATACGCATACGCACACGTACAGGACATCAAATATTATTACATAATAGTGAGGATTTAATTTATATAGGTAATGCCAGAGGTACGGCATGGATAGAATTAACCAGTGATGGCAAGATGGATATCTATTGTGAGGACAGTGTCAGTGTACACACTAAACAAGATTTTAATCTATATGCTGATCGTGATATCAATATGGAAGCAGGCAGAAACTTTAACATAAAAGTTAAGGAAGAAATGCACACACATGTACTAAAAGATCACATCTTAATTGTAGACGAAAATCAAAAGATCCATATTAAACTTAAGAAAGAGGAAACTATCGAAGATAAGTTTATGCAAAAAGTAGTTGGCGCTGTAGATATATTTCACTCTGATAATTTTAGACATTATACTGGTAATCATTATGACATGTTAGCAGGTGGACACATTTATATGACCAGCGGTGGTAGCAATGAAACAAAAGCAGGTGGTAATATTATAGAAACTGCCAGTCAAATTCATATGAATGGTCCTGGAGCAGCGGGTGCTAGTCAAGCAGATGAGGCAGAAATACCTAAGTTGCTCAAGGTTCATAGTGTGCCAGATCAGGAAGGCAGTGAGTTATTTCAAACAATTATGCGTCGTGTACCCATAAAGGAGCCATGGCCGCATCATGAAAATTTAGATCCTTTAGAGTTTAAACCAGAAAAAACAGATAGAGATATAGAGGGAAGATACGAAGATACGGCTGATTTTTTACATCAACCTGAATTTTTTAAGACATATACTACTAAAATGGACACATTTGCTAAGAACAAACGTGATTAAATACTTAGATGGCTATTCAAAGATTATATGAAAAAACTGTAGTTAAGGGAAATCCGCCAAAGGATTTGCCACCATTACCTAGAACTTATAGAGGATTTAGCACTATAAGTGAAGATAGTGAAAATTATAGTTTATATGATCTTAGTTTAATCAAGCAGGATTTAATCAATCATTTTCATATAAAACAAGGTGAAAAACTTAGTGATCCTACATTTGGTACTATAATTTGGGATTGTATTTTTGAACCCATGACCGAAGATCTTAAAGAATTAATAATTCAAGATGTAGAAAGAATCGTTAATTATGATCCTAGGGTAAGAGCCAATGATGTTGTTATTACAGCCTACGAATCAGGTATTCAAATCGAATGTGAACTAACATATTTGCCTTATAACGTATCTGAAACACTACGTTTTAAATTTGATCAAAGCGCCGGCTTAGTTGGATAAACTAGTACTTTTTGGTTAACAATAAATATTATAATAAGGATAATTTATGTCAGCCACCGATAGACAAAATAGGTTACTGGTTGCCGAAGATTGGCGTAGAATATACCAAAGTTTCCGTAACGCAGACTTTCAAAGTTATGACTTTGAGAATTTGCGTAGGGTGATGATTGACTATTTAAGACAAAATTATCCAGAAGATTTTAATGATTATGTAGAAAGCAGTGAATATCTTGCCCTAATTGACATGATTGCTTTTTTAGGGCAAAGTATAGCATTTCGTGTAGACTTAAATGCTCGTGAAAACTTCTTAGAACTAGCAGAACGTAGAGAAAGCGTGTTAAGATTAGCACGTACATTGAGTTATAATGCTAAAAGAAATAAGGCCGCTAATGGTTTATTAAAGTGGCAAAGCGTTACAACCACACAAACTGTTATTGATAGTAATGGACGAAACCTAGCAGGACAGGAAATTTTATGGAACGATCCTGCAAATAACGAGTGGTTCGATCAATTTATTAGAATAATTAATGC